TTTATTAGTCAGATTACTTGGTCACTAATAGTATGACAGAATAAAAAAAGACAGAATATTGTAAAAGAATCTATGAATAAGATTCAAGAAAACTATCCAGATGATGTATTAGCCAATGAACGATGTATCGTCCTATATGACAGTTCTTTCAATGAAGGGATTATTGGGATATTAGCAGGAAAATTAACTGAAAAATATAATGTTCCCGCTTTTGTTTTTACAGATCCTATATATCCTAAAAAAATTGGGTTATACAAAGGGTCTGGGCGCAGTGCAAGGAATATTCATTTAAAGAATTTGTTAGATAAGAACAAAGACTTATTAAGCGGCTATGGGGGTCACGCAGGAGCCGCCGGACTATCTATTGATAAGACAAAGTTATCTCAATTTTCTCAGCAGGTTAACCTTCAACTTTCAGATATTGTTTTATCTGAGCGTAGATGTTTGAAATATGATTTGGAGATATCTGCATCAGAAATCCCTTATTACATGGATGAACTTCAAAAATTTGCTCCGTATGGAGAAGGTAACCCTAATCCAGTATTCTTGATACATGATTTTTATCTTTCTCCGCGAAATGGTCATTTTTTTCAGAGAATCGGACAGAATGCAGAGCACATCAAGCTATACGGCAATAACATGGATGCTATTGGATTTGATATGGCTGAACGTTTTATCAACAATGAAGTCCCGAAGCAAATTGATATAATTGGAACCCTGTCTTTTAATTATTTTAATAATAGGAAGAAAATACAAATTGAGATATTTGATTATCTTTCTATTAAAAAAGAAAAAACTCCATTTATAGAATCACTGGAATCCCTTCTGACTTTATAACATTCAAAAGGATATTCGGGATTAAAAATTATCAAGGAGAACGATACGATGAATGCAAAAAATTTTAAAGAAGTAACTAGACAAGTGGCTGTAATCAAGACACAGAATCGAACTTTAGCTATCTATGCAAATCTCCGTCCTGTCAGCATAGAATCAGGAGAAGATTTTATGACAATTATTGATGGAAAGTTTAAGTTGGACTTGAATGATTTCTCAAATGGAAAAGGGGATAACGCAAAACACGTCCAGTTTAATCTGGATATTAAAGATATTAAATATCTTTATGCAAGAGCGAAAATGTTTGATATGCCCATGCCTTATAATATTATTAAAAATTATACCATGCCAGAGGCTATTATAAAGGATGGTCCAGATAAAGGAAAGGCAAAAACAAAAAAGATTTTTATCAGTAGAACTTCGGTAGATGAAAAAACTGGAAAACCTATGCGCTCTCCATGGGCAATCCAAATAGAAAATGGAGTGTCCAGACCGAAAAATGGTGGACGCAGTTCAGTAGAAATAGAACCAAACTCTTATCAATGCAGAGTAAGAGGATATATGCGAATAAATGATATCGATTTCTTA